CACAAAACGAACTCGAATCCCTTTCTCAGCTTTCAGCGGACTTGAGTGACGCACAGTTCACCCGAGAAGTACGTCGCATCGCCGACATCATGTTCGATGCGGAACACGGTCGTCGTAAAGCTCTCGTCTCCGCCGAGTATCGCAAGGTCGATGAACTCGTACCCGAAGGTCAAACCCTCGACATGACGAGCGTTATGCGTAAGCTCGTAGACCTCACAGAGGGTATGGAAGGTATGCCCCTCAGTGAAGTGTTCAGCGGCAAGAAAGGATTTATGAATCGTAGGGGAGGTCGAGACCTCTACAACGCTATGTCGAAGATGGCGCGTCGTGGCCTACAGGGTACGATTTCTGACGAGGCTGCAACGCTTCTCATCGAGCAGCGGCGTCTCGAAGGCAACACCAATTACAGCTACGTAGACTTGGCTCTCGAAATGGCAGAGAACTCTGACGAGCCGCTCGAATTCTTTGCTGCCTTGCCGTCTGAAGTAGAGGATGTGTATCGCTTCTTCCGTGATCGTTCTATCGACGTAAACCGCAAAGCAAAAGCACCTACACGCACCGAAGCCGAGATCGCAGGAGATTTTACGGACGCAGTAGACGAGGTATACGCTGAATTTTCTCCACAGCTACTCGCACAGATAAACAAGGCTCGCGATACGCATCGCATCGAAATCGGAAATCGTACGGACAAGGGACGCTACGCACAGCAAGTTATCGACGGTCGTGAAAGACGGAACCCGGCAGACATAGCAAAAGCAGAAGGCAAGCGTCACTATTATCCGAATCTCGATGACTCTCCAGAAGCACCCTTCCGTAAGATTGCCGAGCTTTCGTCTAAGCTCGTCAGTGGAGCGGGAAATCAAGATGAAATCGTATCTGCTATTCAGGCCGAACGTAAGCGCATCATGTACTTCTTGGGGGCACGTATGGAAGGCGAACAGATGGTGTTCGACTTCAACGACAAGACTCAACGTCGCAATGCGTACCTCGCTCATCAACTCCTAGAGACGATGATCAGCAAGAAGCTCACGGACGACATCGCTCGTGACACAGACGTAGCCATCACCTCTCTCCAAGAGGGCATGGATATGATTAGCCAGAAGGGATACGATTTCCAACGGGCTATGCGTGTTGTCGATGTAGAGAACGCACTCCGCGTCTCGTACATACCGGAGGGTGGTACGGCAGCAGACCTCATCTCTGACGTGGCTATGGACCTGTCAGCCGTGAAGAACCACGCCAATACGTACGACAAGATGCTTCGCCGCAACAAGACCGTACAAGAGGCGTATCAAAAGCTCCGCAAGGACGTAGACCTAACTGCGGGCGTACTCGGTATCGCACAGAAGGCCGAACTCGATGAGATTAACAACACCATCGGAGTTCTTCAGCAGCGCAGAGGCTTGATCAACAATCCTCAGTCGTTCTACGCTGAGTTCTTCGAGAACGCTACGGCTAAGAGCTTCAACGATACTGTACAGCAATTCATCGATGAAAGCGGCGGAAAGCTCACCGAGAAGCAGGTACGCACAGCCATGAAATATATGTACCTTCGGGGTACGTTTTCTCGGGCTGGTGTTCGTACGGAAATTGACGCACCGTCAGGCAAAGTCAAAGCTGACGTTACGAAGGTCAATCAGTTTATCGACGACGTGTACGATCCTCGCAAGGCAGAGGTGATGGAAGCTGTGCTCGGCAAAGATCACATGAAGCACCTCCGTCGTATTGCCCGCTGGTCGAGTTACAAAATGGGTGACGCCCTCGACTTCCGCGCCGGACGCGCAACGAAGGGCTTGTCCATCGATTCCGTATTCTCTCGTGTCTTCAACATCGCACGAGGAATGGTTAGCCCTCTGTACGTCGGTACAGAAGTGGCTACCCGTATGATGCTCGAAAATAAACAGAACCTTATTAATTTGGCGTTGAGCGACAGACAAGCCGCAGAATTTATGGCAAAGGTCTTGACTCAACCCGAACGCCTAACAGACCTCGATATCGAAACCTTCGGTATTCGTGTTGGAAACTACTTGGCTCGTGCAGCCGCAGAACAGGGACAAAACATTGTTCCAACTATCGAACAACGACTTCAACTCGAACAGCAAGAGGAAGAAACCGATGAAAACGTACAATAACGGCCCGCGCAAGGCCATGATGTATGGTGGTGCCGCCAAGCGTAAGCCGATGATGTACGGTGGCATGGCCATGAAGAAAAAACCCCGCAAGAAGGCTTACGGGGGTGGTATGATGTCAACAAAGCAAGGCCAGCAAAATCAGATGCAAAACACGATGATGCAACAGCCCAAGCCTATGAGTATGATGGCTAAGGGTGGCAAAGCTACAGAATTTGGTATGCTCAGTGTCAAAGCAGGTATCGACAACAATCCGAAGCCGACAGCAGCAGATCGTATCGCAGGAGCTACTAAAGGTAAGAAGAAGACTTCCGCATAGCCTCATCGGCTACGGTACGTAGATAACGAAGAAGGGATGCTACTGAGTGCGAACCCTCGTACTCTGGCATCCCTTCGTTCATCGTACGCTCGAAATCTTCCGGACGTACAGAGTCGTAAAGTAACTCGACGTTACCGTTAGTGAGTAAGTTAGCTTCGAGCTTGAATAGTTGTGCTTTTGGTTTCAATGTCTTGTAACTCGCTGATTGCAAGGTTATAGCAATCCGCCTTGAACACAAATCCGTTACCCGGATCAACATCCCCCCGGCGGTGATGCGTGGCATTTTTATAGAAGTCACGCTTATCTATTTCTCCCAAGACCCACGCATGACTACCGTACGCTTGACCTCCGATTAAAATACGTACGAAAACATACGAGTCGCAGTCTTGCTTCGATCCGTGTGCGGCTACTGAACAATCGTAGTGAGGAAATGGGCGAGTGTTGCACCGCTTAGTCTTCACATCGATACGCCTGCCGTCTAAGATCAAGTCGTAGTCGTGCGTGTTCGCCTCTGTAGCCCCCGTGAGGTCGGCTACGATAAGTTCGCCTATAGCACCCACCACATGACTAGCACTACCCGTGATACTGCCCTGTAGGACGCCTACGTGGGCAGTTTTCTTTTTTGCACGCTCAATTAGCTCAGGTGTTATCTTTACTTCGATCAATGATCTTTTTCCATTCTTCGTAACACGGATGATTGCGAGGCGGTTCGTACTGAACCCATCCCTTTCCCTGCTTCCATACAGGGGGTTTACTTTTTTTGTCTGCCATTCTTAAACCTGTGCTTGAAGAACACAACTAAGTTGATAGCAGTGTTGACAGTGATAGCTCCGATGAGCCACCACTGCCACCACGTCGGCATGTCTCCCCCGTCAGTCATGCCGCATTCAAGTCAACAACTTCACATACGCCAGCCGTACACGCAAGCTCACGTGAACCGGACGTGTTGTCTTCACGTTCATATTCAGACAGTGCGGTCCAATCGATAGAAAGTGTGCCGTACCGTTCCTGCCATTCGAGATACTCCTCACGCTCAATGTCTTGATACGGAGCTTGTTGGTACGTGTGATCAGAGTGAGGCAAGAACGAAACACCAGATGCAACATCAAAGTTCGCGTATACCCACGCCCCCACTTCCATCCACTCGTCCTCCTTGACCGTGATAGTCACAGAAGGCTTGTGTTCGCACCAGTGAATTGCGTACGTTTTCCACAACTCAAGCTGTTCGATAGCTGACATCTGTGTACGTGTCACTGCCGCATCAGGTGACTTCATAGCAAACGAAAAGACGGTGGTGGAGTCGGGCTTCATAACGTCAGCTTCGTTGTACACTCCCTGTTCTTTGAGGAACTGTGTGAGGGGGTCTTTGTTGTCACCGCGAACGGTACGAATATAATAATCATTGTGGCGGGCGTGGATTCCGCTTGCGGCGTCCACTAGTTGAGACACAGTACCCGACGGCTTGACACACGTAATAGCAGCCGACTGTGGGATTCCGAGCATGTTTGCATATTCGAGATTGGTATCTATAGCGGTCTGGCGCATCTCTTCGAGCCAGCGAGGGGAATCTACGTTCTTTGATAAAACGTGATGATCCATGATACCAGTCAAGGATACGCCCAACAATCGTTCTTCTTCGGTGTTTGTTTTCCATACCTTCCTCAGATACTTGAAGTCAGTGAGTGTGGACTGCAGGGTACCCAAGATAGTTGCAAGGCGCACCTTACGCTTCAAAGATTCTAGGGTATCGTTTTCACGAACTACAACCTCTGATAGGTTGCAGAACTGATACGGACGGAGAATAATTTCGCTACACGGGTTGGTGCCCCACATATACCCCTGTTCACGACGATTGTTGCGGCCCACCTGTACGTCCGCAGCCTCACGATTGAAGATACCACGCTCACCTGATTTGGAGTCATACAGAGCTAGCCACTCACGCATAAACGTGCCCATCTCTGGTTTACCTTTGTATGCAACAGAGTTGTTAGCGAGGGCACGTTGACCTTCATGCTCCCACCACTGACCAGACTTTGCGTGTGCCATCTGATCATCATTGAGGTTTGACAGGGAGATCAGTGCGGAGCGACGGACGCCGCCAACCACAACAATCTCACCAATCTTACACATCAAGTCGTGACACTCAATCGGAAAGAGACGACGACCCTGTGCCTTCTTGAATAATTCGACAGTGAAAACGAAAAGATCGTTGAGAGGTCCGGGACCAGAGGCACGACCACCCATAGTCTTCAAGCGTTCACCTGATGCGCGTACGTCCGACAAGTCCCACGTCGGAATCTGCCCCACGTAAAGAAGTCCGATAAGCTCACGAAGGGACTTAGCCCACCCGGGCTTGGAGTCCCCAACTTTAATTACAGTATCCGTGTCGTGCATACCGTCACTAATTACTGGCAGCTTGTCCACGTTCTCGCGCTCGACAGAGAAGCCTACACCAGTGCCACACATGAGGATATACATGCACTCATCAAAGGCACGAGGATGATCTACGGGGATGTAGCTGCAGTTGTACCCACATATATTGTCTCGGGCGAGAGCCGGTCCCGCAGTCATCATAGCTCGCATCGATGGCATAATTTCTTGTCCGATTATGGCATCCCGTATGTCTTCGATGTCTTTTGCAGATAGATCATACTGATGTTTACCCTTAACTTGATAGGTCATAAACTTCACGTAACGATCTACGGTCTCGCTCCAGTCTTCACGACGTTGCTTGTCTTCAAGCCAACGTGCGTAGCGAGACTTGTGTATAAATTGCTGATATGGTGTAGGTAGCATGTTATTCATCTGTTGTTTCCTCAATAAGTTTTTGTAAGTACCACTGTGCCTTTTCTAGGTCTTGTACGCCATTCTTGTATCGATAGCGCCATAGGTACTTGATTATGTTCCCCTGCAGGTAGTATTCGTAACCGTCGCCCGTTGCAGCGCGGATGGCATCGATGCACTCAATCCCTGCCTGATTGTAGTGCGGTGGACTATTAACCATGTCCTGTGCCCATGCAGCGTTAGCTGCGCCTTGCATACTTGCCATGCTCTCTTGCTCGGCCATCTTTTTCATATACTCCTCGTGCCTCAACGATCATCTCCGTCACCGATAATTGTACCTTTTGTCTTGCGGCATTTCAACTTGTAGATGTTCATTTCAGCAATCTGCTGGAGTGTGTATCCCAAGTCTTCCGCGAGGTTAGCACAGTACCACAGGACATCACCGATCTCTTTTGCAATCTCCGCCTTGAAGCGAGAGTCGTCGCGTCCGTCTGCGTAATCCCCGCGATGTATACGTTTTACTTTGTCCGCAACTTCACCAGCTTCACCAGCAAGGCCCAACGCAGGGTACGTCATCCTAGCGCGTTCCGGATACACAGCAAATTTACGCGCTTGCATCTGATAATTGTTGAGATTCCAGTTCTCTCTGATCATTGTCTCTTCCCAAAACTAACCTTGACGATGTTCGTTTCCGGATCGTGCTTCACATCAGGACCATTGCCAGTCTCTGCAACCATAGCGTCTTGTGTAGCCTCAAACTGTAGGCGGGCGAGACCGGCAGACATCACCCGCTCAAAGTCCGTCTCCATGAGTTCGACGAGTCCAGAAAGAATGACTGCACCCGCCGGGATGTATTCGTCATCCTCATCCTCTGTGGAGGTATCGTACGCCGTCATCATAACGTGATCGTCGTCGTTGCCCTGCCGGAAGACGAGATACCACCGCTCGGGCAACAGACTCGCCTTCTCTAGCATTCCTTCCATCTCTTTATCGTCCATTCTTACACCACTCCTCTGGAATCGAACCCTCTGCCCACTCAAACTTGTGCTTGGTAGCCCAGCCAGCGTAGGTGGTCTTCGAGCCTTTGTAAATCTTGTTACTCGCCCGGAGAAACACGAAACGTATGTCGAGGTCCGGATGTTGCTCTTTGATGAGAAGCATTTTGATGCGATCACCTTTATCTAGGTGACCCTTCGCTTCTATGTAGATGTCCGTCTCTGGGATGTAGAAGTCCGGCGTGTACGTGCGCGGCTTGGGTATATACGTCAGCTTCGTTGTTTCGTACTCGTAGGGTACACCCCTCTCAGAAAGGGCACGAGCTAAATTCAACTCGAATGTCGAACGGAATCCAGCTTTCATAGCCGAACTTTGCTTCATAGACGCATTCCGACGGATGCCAGCCTTTTTAGCAGATACCCTGCCAGTCTTGGGGACAGACGTTCCAAAGGCGAGAATTCGTTTGTCAAGCGAGTCAGTGGGACGCATACATTAGCTCCGGAGTTTGCAAGGCGACTGATCTTCCCGATCTCTGCCTCGACAGTTGTGATATCACGCTTCTCCGTCTCGGAGGATAGCGCACCTAAGTCACTGAAATTGTTACGTAATGTAAGAGGCAAGCCACGTTCGTGTTGTCGAAGGAACACAGTCTTGCGTTCGCCGCCCACACCTCCGTGTGACTCGACGTAAACATGATGCATATCTTTGTTGAGTTCTACGAGTTCTAAGTCGTAATCTCGAATGAAAACGTAGGGCACATCATAGCTCCTTTGTCTTGAGCCGCGTGTACCACACCTTCGGAGGAGACTTAGCCTGTGACGTTACCCGCTCGTGCAAGATGGCGTCAGGCCAACAGTGCCCACGAAAGCCGCAGAGGCCACACTCTTTCGGCAAAACTTTGTTGCCGGTACGAAGTACCTCGCCCTTCCGCTTGTACGTTTCGTACTCATCCGGATACGGTTTGAACGGCTTCACGTTAGGATCGGCAAGGAAATTAACGCGCTGTGCAGCCTCGACCATATACGCAATACGATCATCGCCTGTCCAGTCGTACGCCTCGACAATGGCAACCTCACCGCTCGACTTGTTGATGACGATCCAGCCACCGAAGTCCAAGCCTGTAGCAGCACCGTACAAGTGCCCCTGCATAACGTACCCAAACGGATCATCATCCTTGATGTGTTCGTAACCACCAGAGCCGGTAAACTTGTGCTTATACGCCCAGTCGCTTGCGGACTTAATATCCCAGACGCGCTCCTTGCCGTCGTCGCCACGTATGATAACGTCGAGTGTACCCTTAACGACGACGCCCTCAATCTCTAGGGCAACCTCTTTCTGGAAGTCCACGATGTCAATACCGGCCTCGCGCATGACGAGCATGAGCAACGCCTCAGTCAAGTCACCGAACGTAAAACGTGCGATGCTGTTGTACTGCATCGACTCCTCGACGCCGTGCTTGTCCAAGACCTGCTGACACAGGGGCTTGCCCAAACCAGACATGCGAATCCGATAGTCACGTTTACGGCCACCGAACTGCTTTTCGATAGCCTCACGAGATTCTTTAACAAATAATTCGAGGTTCTCCGGGGAGACTTTTGTGTCCCCCCGGATTGCCCGACTCATATAGTCTTGGATGTTAAGAAGCATTCGCGAAGTCCGATGCCAAGTCGGAGTCATCCTCCGACAGCAGGAGCTTCTGCGCCTCTTTGAACTCACGCAACACAGAATCATTATGTGCGCGAATTGTCTGATCAAACTTGACGACAAGCTGCTTGTCATCCTCAGTCAGGCCCACAGTGCCCGATAGTGTGGGTACTGGAGTCCAATACGTCACGCTACCCTTCTTGTTCTTGTGGGTGCGAAGGGTGATCTCACAATGCGCCATCACCTTGTCCTGACGACCGAGACCGCTAATAAAGTCAGAGATTGGCTTGAAGCCTGACTTCTTGAAGTAAGCGATCATAGGCTTCTTGTCGATCTTCACCTCTTTACCAGCACCATCTTTGAAGGTGCCGCTGATAGTGCCGTAGATGACCTGATTGCAGATCACGGCACGACTTTTGAGGTAAGCCGGATCTTGATCATTCAGCTTTTCTTCCTCGTCACGAGTGAGGCGACCACACTTGTTGCCCCCCTCTGTGTCGGGGAACGTACCACCGAAAGACGGCTTCTGTACGGATTTGCACGAAAATCCGCCACGGCCTTCATTAGCTTCGGCATCCCACATGGAATACTCGAACATACGCATCAGGCTTTGAATCTTAACTTCAGGCGCGTACAAGAACTCACCGTCGACCATGATCTTCCAATGGCCCCGTGTGAGCGGATTGCCATCTTCAGTCTCTTGATCGTAGTTGATGCCAAGACGCGGGAGTCCGACGCGGTCACCACCGCCTTCCCCCTGACCAGTGAGCTTTTTAAGCTCTTCAGTATTGTCGTTCTGCAACGCAGCAACGAGAGCGTCCATCTCGCTGTACATTTCTTGGATTTGTGTCCCATCCATATCCTTTACTCCTTCACGATTGGATAGTCGGTAACGGCCATCTTACAGTTCTACTTCATGTAAGTCAAGCCAATTTTTACCTGCTTTGATCTCGATCCCGACAGGCATGTCGTACGTGACGCCATAACGTCGAACAGTTTCAAAGGGTAAACTCAGCATAGCGTGCTTCATCATGTCTATGCAAATATCTTTTTCGTCGGGATGTACGTCCATGACGATAGAGTCGTGTACGGTATTACAGATGACACTCCGCACCCCAGAGTCGCGCACCACCTTCTCTAAGGCAACGAGAGCAATAGGCAAGAGGTCGGCTGTAGCAAAGCCCTGCACAGGGTAGTTACAGATCGATGTGCGGTGTGTAGCCGTACCGTACTTCGTCCAGCGGGCGTCGGGGAAAGCATACTCGCGTCCGGACGGAAGTGCGATTACTCGCCGTTCAACGGCCATACGCTGGAGGTCGTCGTGCCACTGGGTCACCCCCTCGTACTTTTGCTTGAACGCCCTGTAGTAGCGTTGCTGGGCCTCTGTGCCGGTTGTGCCACCATAGAGAGGCTTGAAAGTGTGCGCCTTCGCTTCCTGTCGTGTACAGCCGATAACGGACGCCGTGTAGTTGTGTACATCAGTTCCATCCTTCACGTCGATATATGCCTGTGCATCTTTAGCGAGGAATCCGGCAACCCGAAACTCTAGCTGCGAGTAATCCCCCTCAATGATGAAGCCACCCTCGAAGCGGCTCTCGACCACCTTGCGTATAGCGAAGGTATTTCCACGCGGCATATTCTGAAAGTTAGGATTGCGGCTCGAAAGGCGACCCGTCGCCGTAACACACTGCATGAATTCCGGATGTATGAAACCCTGTCCGTCCACATTGTTCTTGATCCCTTCTACAAAAGTATTGAGATACGTACGCAGGGCGTTGAAGCGAACATATCCGTTCACAAATTCATGTGCGTCACCGGACAATTCTGACGAGCGTATGTCGAGTGTGTCCTTGTCTGTGCGAAACCCTGCAGAGGCCACGTCGTACGAGTCGCGTGGTGACATCTTGAACCCGGCCACCTCCCCTGTCGGTATGTAGAGTACGCCCTTGCCATCACATTTGCGGCACACACGTACGGCCTTGCCGAGCGTACCATCCTTCTTTACGACACGGGCACGTCCGTGACCCTTACACGCAGGGCACGTCTCGGCACGTGTCTTGTACACGATATCCGTCATGCGGCGCACGGTTTGATTGAACTCACGCTGGGAGAGACGGGTACGCTGCTTCGGCTTCATCGTTGCGCCGCGCTGCTCCATGCCTAAGTTGAACGTACGCGACCAGTCCTTCTTGTCCTTCACCTTACGAGAGTAGAGGAGCATCGACCGGTCGTCGGGGCTGGTCAAGCTGACAGGCGTGTCTCCCATCGCCTCACGCGCTAACTCGTTGAGCCGTGCCTCTAAGGTCTCTAGCTCCTCTGTGTACATCCGCTCAATCTCGTCGAGCGTATCCATATTTATTTTCAAGCCTACTTGCTCAGTGCGAGCGAGTACGTTTGTCATCTCAAACGAGAGCTTCAGCGTGGGCACTAACCCTCTTTCCATCGAACAACTCCTCGAATGTTACGCCAAAGGCGTCTAGCTGTTTCAGTGTAATTTCTTCCGTAGCCTTCACGTCGGCTATTCCGTATTCTCGTACGATCTCCCACGGTATGTCGTAGAAGGTCTCGCCCGCCTCAAGATACGGCGCAATAAGGTCCGTCTCTTTTTGGGTGACACCATACTTCCTTGCAAGAGCAGCAAGTCCGAGAGGCCAACGCCGTGCCTTCGAAAGTATGTATTCAGCAACCATCGTATCATAAATATCTCCATCGTAAATGAAGCCACACTCGCGTATCCACTGCAAGTCGAACTTGATGTTCTGGCCCACGAGTACGTCAGCGTGATTGAGCGCAAGCTGAAATTTTTCCGCAGCAGCTTGTGTTGGAGGTTCAGTCGAATGATAGTAGCAGTCGTAGTCCACACCACTTACCAGCCACTTGTACCCGATAGAAACCAAGCGATTACCAAAGTACGGCAGAGCGGTGTAACCCCCGCTCGGTTTGCCCACGTGCGTTGTCTCCACGTCAAAGGTGAGTACGTTCATCAGTAATACACTCCCCGATGCACATCGATGTTCGCATGGATCATGTCGTGATACCCATTGATCTTGTTCTTCGAAATGCAGATGTGGCGCACCGTGTTCGTCACGTCACTCGCTCCGGTCTTGCCGATGCCGATGATGATGTCAGCTTCGCCAGCCTTGCCGGTGCGAGAGTTGTCGAGCATCGAGTAATCGATGAACTGACGGTCATGTGCCTCATAACTAGCCTGACTAACGGCCCACACGAGACAGCGATTACGCTTGGCAATCTCACGCGCAAGAACGTACGTTTCCTTGAGGCGTTCGTCACCCCGGTTGTACTCGCCGCCGATGCGGAACTTATCTAGCTGATCCATGAACATCACGTCTGGGTCGTTGAGCTTGGCGTAGTCGTTGGCTTCTTCGACAGACGTACCAATGGCATCGATGATCGTCAAGTACGGCTTGATTTCGGACACGTACCGCATCATCAGGTGTGCCTTGTCCGACACCATCTCGTCCTTCGACTTGCCGAAGAAAGACTGAATTATACGCAGCATGATCTTTTCTGCTGGTTCCTCGTTCGCCCAGTAAACAACCTTGAACCCCTGTCGTATGTACGAGGCGGCAAGGAACGAGCAAAACGTAGTCTTGCCCACCTCCGGACGTGCAAATAAGATACCCAAGTTACCCCGATCCAAGCCGGGCACATGCTCCCGGATCAGGTCGAACTCAAAAGGAAAGTCAGGCTCTCCGGTGTTGTCTTCCAAGAGCGTGTCGAAATCCGTGTCAACAATCCGATACGTGGTCTTGTCAGAAATCCGACCATCCTCTACAACGTCAATTAATTGACGCAAGCCACCGAAGTCTTCGCTTTCGCCTGTGAAGATTTCGATAGCCTTCTCCCCGATCTGACGCGCACGATCACGCAGCCAGAAGTTGTTGACCAAATCGAGGTAGAGGTCGTGCTTGTCAGGCGTACCCGATTCGAGTTCCGCGATCAACTCCTGCGCCTTTTCTCGCGTGGAGTCTGGCATAGCAGGATTACGGTCGTTGAACAAGGCACCGAGTTCACGTGTGTTCACAGACGTACCATACTGCGTGTGTGCGTACGAAATTACGTCGAATACATCGCGCATCTCTCCGGTGAACATATCTCGTGTCACGATGTTAGACACCTTCGAGAAGAAGTCGTTATCGAGTACGAACCCGAGTACCTGTTTATCGATTGATATGGGATCGTAAGAAGTCATTCCGTTCGTCCTTTTCCATGTTTTTCAAGTCTGTATGCAGCACCATTAAGCGTGTCGGCACGTGCGAGTGGAGCGTTCGTACCATAGTGATAGCCTTATCGGTAGCATCTTTGTCGAGAGCAACGAACACACGGTCATATTGTTTCAATACTTCGATGTGTTCTGTGAGAAGATTAGTTCCTAAGAGGGCCACCCCCGAGACAAGACTGCACACACTACAAGCAGAGGCACAATCTTCCACAACACAGGCAACAGATGTACTTGCGCCAGAAACAAAAGGACTTCTACTTGATCCATAACGATACCACTTAGGGCCACGTCCATCTAAAGCTCTCCCTGCTGCATCCACGACTTTCCGTCCATCTCGTATCAAAAAAACAACGCGGTTCATACGCACATCGTACCGTATGTCCGCCGCCCCAGAGAGGTACGCATCGTACGCCCCGACCTTGCGGAGATACGATTCTGCCTCGACACGACGAGACACACTGACGAACGTGTCGGGTATCTCGTAAGTGTTATTAGTACGAGGAGGCGGTGCCGTAGCCGCCGACCGCTCGAACACGGTTGACGCTGACGTACGAGAAAGGGTAACACCCGTTCGACCGGACACGTTGCAGTCTGCATGGAAGCAGAACCACATACGCTGCAACCCACTATCCACAACCGAGAAGGTATTCTTCTTGGCACAGACCGGACAGTCGGAGCGATACTTGGTGTTCGGTACGATGTCGAGTCCCTCGACGTACGTTTTTAGCCACGCTGGTGATCTCATGTCACCGACAGTAATCGACACCGGTAACCTCGTCAACTACAAAAAATTATCTTGACAAGCCGTACCACGCTATTTACCCTTCCTATTACCATACCCTATAGGGGCTAACTATTATGAATAAAATCAAAAAGATAAACCCTATAGCTAAAGAATTACCCAAGTATGGTAAGCGGGTTGTACCTGACAAACGTAAGATCAAAGAAGACAAACGACTGACAAAAGAGGTACGCGATGCCAAGACCACCGAAGATTGACGAGCCTACCAAAACGTACAATTTGCTCATCTCTGTAGCCATGTACGACAAACTAGCTAAACACGCCGAACGGTTACACGCCAAGAGTATCACACAAGTATCTGTTGGTGACTTGATCCGTGAAGGTATAGAGATTTACTTGGAGGCACTCGACGATGATGACTACGAAGGTGGTGTGGGTTCTTCTTCTGGTAACGGCGTTTAGCAGTGAAGACTTTGAGTTTGAGCCTATCGGAACGTACGACACAATGGCAGAGTGTTACTTTGCATCGACACAAGAGTTTTGGGATGACATGCCCATAAACAAAGAAGCCTTGTGCATGAGGGTGGAGGAACTAGCAAGTGAGAAAGATTAAACTGCCAAAGGATCGTAAGGGTAATGACCTCGTACCGTATGTCGTATCGAAAGATAATCGACACGAAGTCGTCGCTCCGGTTTCGTCCGTCCGTATCGGAGAGACTCAACGCGACCACGTTAAGTCGAAGCATCGCGTTGACTACCCACGCTGGGTTGCGCTGTTCGTCGGACGGAGTGAAGCTGAGTGTAAAAAGTGGCTTGACAAGCACAAAACGACGGTGCTAAAACTGTGCATACCGTACGAGGTTTCCTAGCGGTTCCTTTTTCCTCGTGTGGCTTTCTCAAGAAGCAGGGCTGGTCTTTTGACTGGCCCTGTTTTTTTTTGTTTGACAGGTATGTTTGTTATCGGTATGGGTTACATATCTTAAAAAGGAGATCGACACATGGAAGTAATCGTAAAAGACGAAGACCGCCGCCAACTTCTGAAGGCACACAATGATCTGCGTAACATGATCAGCACGCTCCACGAGTGCAACGACATCTGGATGTCTGACGTAGGCAAGCTAGAGCATTTGCAACATCTGTTGCATCACGCGCTCAAGTTCACCCCGCCGGTTGACAGCGAGGGTAACAAGATGTGGTATCGTGACTATGTTTATGAAGAAGAGGTGCCTATCGATGACTAAGTTGTATCAACTGGTGATGGACAGCGCAAAGAACCCGCTGTCCAACATCCCTGACGTGAACACCCGTCACATGATTATGCAAGTTCTTGCGTGGATGTGGTGTATCGTGTTTTCGTCGTGGGTGGGATCGATTGTCGTGTTTGGCATCAGTGCGCTTGTTCACGCAATCTTGTTGGCTGGTATTTTTATCACAGTCGGCGTGTTCGAAACTGCCAAGCGTAAGCCGCAGTATTTCGGTGGGCTGGGTAGAGGCAACGGGGGTGAACATGAGTAAGTTGTGGGACAAGGCTGTGGAATACTACCTGACGCACGATGACATTGAAATACTTCTGCTTGTATGCTGCTGGGCCTTCTTGGGCTGGATGATGTTTCACGCTTTTAGCGGCATCATGGAAAGGATTTACTGCTGATGGAAAATCACGTTGAATCTTGTCACTGCTGGCACTGCGGTGGATACGGCAAAATCTCGTACATATTTTGTGGGGATGTCGAGAAGTGGATGGAGTGTCCCGACTGTAAGGACGGCAGTCTCTATCGCGCAAAGATCACACAGACGACGGTGATCCGTGCCTTCTTGACACAAGCAAAACACGCCTTAGAAGATATAGACCTGATGGACAGCGACCTTGACCAGATATACACAAAGATCGATCAGGTGGTTGCTGATGTTGAACACTACGAGACAAAGGTAGGGACACGCAATGGGCAAAGTAAGTGACTGGCTGATCGAAATGGAAGAGGACGCCTCGTACATGACGCGCCAAGAATTCATGGACAAGCACGGCGAGACTGTTGTCGAGTATTACGACGAACTGCAACTGAAATGGCAATTCGACTACGCAGAACCGGGCGAACCTGACGACATTGGTTGACAAATCGATGACAAATGACAAACACCGTGACACCATGACAAATCGAACGACACTATCGCGTGAGTACGTTTGCGATAAGTGCGGCGAACCGGCCATGACTAAAGATGGCGGACAGCTTCGTTGTCCGTCGTGCTGGCTACGGGAACAGGGACAAAAAATAAAACCGCTTGACCGGGGCGGATATCGTCCGTAGGGTTTGCGTATCGTTTTTAACGAAAGGAACCGCTATGACAAAACAAGCGACACTAGTCGACCACGAGCGCATGATTTACAATATCACCAGCGTTTACCGTGACGCCGATGCTACACAATATAATGAGGGGCTTGTCTGGTACGACGACGCACAAAAGGCGGCATATCGTATCGCGTTAAAATATGACGTGCCGGTTTATATTGTGGCTGCTGTTATCGCCGCGCTTTCACCCAACAACAAATGGTCACGCAATGTCACGAACGCCGACGCTTTGATTGGCGCGTTCATCCGGGGCGACGGTCTCTTGTCGGTGAAAGTCTCGACCTATAACGCCATGAAACAAAAGGCTTGGGATATCTTGGCGGCGCGTCCGGACTATGACGGGGCAAAGGCGATGCTGAAAGGTCAGAAAATTACGTCGTTCTTTATGGATATCATGGGCGAATTTAACGTCACGGTTGACGGCCACGCGCGAAACATTGCTTACGGTGAGCGCGTCGGCTTGACTGATGACCGGACAAACATCGGCGTCCGTGAATACCGCGCTTTGCAAGCCGCGTATGAAGAAGCCGCGCGGCGCGTCGGCCTCATGCCCTATCAGCTACAGGCGATCACTTGGCGGGTGTGGCGCGACCGGCACGGTATATCGTGACAAACGCGGCGACACAAAGTTTTTGGGGATCGGCTAACGGTTTCCTGCTCGGCGCGTTCTGGGGCGGGGCGGGACTGGCGGGCCGGTCGAGGCGGGCGGCGAGACGAAGGGGCCAGCCCGCCACCTTTGCCGAATCGAGAAAACTTTTTTCGGCTCAGGGGTTCAACTGGTGCAAATCTTGTGCCATGATTCAGGACCGGTTGATTTTGACCGGCCACAAGCAACGCGAAGAAAGGAACCGCCATGCTTGACTTAGTAACGACGAATGCCACCGATGCTGCTATCCGCAGGGGTGATGAAATATATGCAATCCACAACAACCCGGCAGACGTGAGCCTGTTGGAAAAATATGCAAAGGTGGAGCGGGTGCCTATTGAGGCACAAACTGTCGGCATCGAACGCGACGGCGTCGGCATGGTGCAGCCGCGCAAGGTAGAAAACTATTCTGCCCTGTGGAACCGGGCAACCCGTGCCTTGCTTGATGTCCGGCCTGTGTCCCGGCACTATGCCCTAATTCCGCATGATACGCTCTTTGCGAAACAAGCCGAGCTGCTGGCGGCATCTCCGCTGCCGAGCGATAACGTCACCGTGACCGATCGGATTTATGGCTACGGCAAGCGGGTTCATCGCACGGTTGTTTTCCACGACCTGAACACCGAGACCCGGACCCGGACCGGTCAAACTGACCGCGTCGAGTGTCGCATGGACATTTTCAACAGTGTCGATCTGTCATGGGCCTTTCAGGTTTTCTCGGGGGCTTACCGGGACCTATGCCGGAACTCTTTAGTTTTCGGCGGCGAGAAATCGTACCACCAACGCAAAATCCACAAGGGGCATATATCAATCGACGCCATGATCGAAAAGGCATCAATGGGCCTTGATATGTGGACGAACAACCGGGACCAGATGGAAGTCTGGCGGAATTCCCACTGCTCGGAATTCGACTTTCAGCGGATGTTAAAGCAATCGATCTGCCGCAAGAATACCCGGGCGGCAAAGCACGACGAGACGCTTGCAATCAACGAAAGCAAACTGAACTGGCTTCTTGAACGGTTCAAGGAAGAGACGCCCGAGCTAGGGGAAACACTGTGGGCCGCTTACAACGCCCTGACGCACTACGCAACGCACTTGCCGGGAACGACTAAACGCAACGGTAACAAGGAGCTTGTTGCCACCCGGCGCAACGACGAGGTGCGGGCCGTGATCGGCTCTGGCTTCTGGCAGGGCTTAGAAAGGACACCAGCATAAAAAATGGAATTGGTGCTGTTCTTATATCGGACTTGCGTCTGCATTATCTTGATTCTGATTCTCGGAATCATCTTCAACGTCACATAGGAAGGAACCGAAACAATGACGTTCAACAACATACCGAAAAAACTTGTCGACGATCTGTGCGAGTGCATGGACCGTATCGAAACCGCCATTCGTACTGACGAGGCGGCGAAGGAACGAAAGCGCCTTCTTGCTAAATTCCGGAAGGAGTTTAAACCCGGCAAGACTGGAAAGCCGCAAAACGTACGCATGACGGGCTTGCACGGCGAGCCGCTGCAGGAATACGGTCCGCAGCCGGTCGAGCTTAACAACACCCACTATCAGCTTATCAGGTGGCTTTCGTCCGGCACGTTTATGGCTGTCCCGACACTGGCGGGGCATCTCGGCATCAAGAAGGAGTCGGTTTACCACTATCTGTCCGGCCTCAAGAAAGCCGGGTATAATCTGGAAATCCGTTCGACCGGTAATCGCAAGGGCGGATATCGGAATATTTACCGGCTTGCGCAGTCTGCATAGGTTGTGCTTATAATGTGGGGCGGGCGCGGTTGCCCGCCTCAACTTAGGTAAAAGGAACCAAACAAATGCAACTCGATATTTTCGCACACCAGAGCCGCAACCGTGATGAAGATCAGCCGGTCGTTTTGAAGGCGCTCCGCCGTAAGCACAAAGGCTGGGATTGCTTTAATCTTACTGGGCGCGATCAGCGCGGGAACGAATTTGAGATTCGGTTTTTTATCGATGACGGCCAGCAATTCGAGATGGAAACACAGTTTTCATCAGATCACCCTGATCATCCGGACAACCAACTGGCCGAGAAAAAGGCCAGCTAAATTCAAACAACGCCCCGGCCTTCGTGCCGGGGTTTTACTCTGGGAAGGGAAAAGGAACGATGACACCATCACCGGGCTGGGCCATGAAGGCCCAACAAGAAAAGAGAAGGGCCGAGATCGTTGCGGGATATATTCGCGAGGGCTTGCTGACTGATGAAGAGATGCGCCGAGACGCGCCGCACCTACTCGAACAAAAGAACAAGAAAAAGCGTGATAAATATCGGGCAAAGATGCTTGCGGCCAATCCGGATTTCGATCGGGTCATGTATTTGCGCCGCCGATCCGATCCCAAAAACGTACAGGCTGACCGTGACCGCAGCCGCCGCAATAATTCTTCACCAGAAGGGCGGCATAAGAGAAAAGAATGGTATCAAAATAAAAGGGCAAACGATCCGGCGTTTCGCGCTAAATGCCAAGCCGCTGTTAATGCGCGGCGGCGTAAAACGAAAATAGCGACTCCGGCTTGGGCTGATCTCAACGCGATCCGGACACGCTACAAGGAACGCGCCACGATGGAACGATTGACCGGTGTTCGCCACGATGTTGATCATCGGATTCCGCTTTGCGGTGATAATGTTTGCGGCTTGCACGTCGCGGCAAATCTGCGCGTCATCCTTGCGCGGGACAACAGGCGTAAAAGCAACCACTTTGCCATGTAACGAGATACCCTGCCGGTGAGGGGCTAATATCCCGGCTTTTCCTCCCTTAACTTGCCCCCGGCCTTAGTGCTGGGGGTTTTTTTATGGGCGGGTGCCTCAATAATAGCTTGCCGGTTGACTAGGCGGGATAATTTGGCGGGCCTTGCGTTCGGGTGATGCCGCGCTTTTTGGCATCGATCAAAGGCATCGGGCCATTACCGGCATGACAAAAAGGGCAACGCGCGTGTGTGCGCGGCGTGTGGCCCGTTATATATCCGGCGGGATTAGTCGGCGGGTACGTTTTGCGGAGTTGTGGCCACCTCGGCGAGGTGATCCTGCGACAAGAAAAATCGAAAGAAATATGCCGCGCACGCAGGCACGCATGGGCCACCCGGAGTACCCCCGCATATGCATGCAATACCGCGATCAATTTTGTTTTTTGAGGGTAATCGGGGCGTATAAAAACGTACGCCGCTAGGAAAACGGACAAAACGTACCCCAAAGGGGGAGCAAAACGTACTCCTAACGTGGGGGCGGGGGGTGTGTATAGTTTACCCCGGCGGGCCTATGCCCATAGTACAGTCGAATTTTGATTTTGTCAAGAAAAAAAGTTGACATACTGGTTATTCGTGGCTATACTTATGGCGTGGATCACACATTTACCCGTCACACCTTCCCATAAACACCGTTGTTTACTAAAAAAAGGTACGACGCACGTGTGGTTCACCCCGTTTCAAAGGAAAAATTACGTATGTTCGAAGCTATGCTCCTCGTTTGTGCCCTAGCCACACCGGACAAGTGTGTACGTTTTGACGATACACGCGGTCCATACGAAACGTACGATCAATGTAAGGCTCGTTCGTACGAAATGGCGGAAGGAGTGGCTCAAATGTTCCCCGTTCCGGCTTCATATAGCTTCAAGTGCATCGAAAGAGACTTCACGTGAACCTTTTACCCCAGCAAAAGCCGAAAGAGCGTGCCCTAACGCCTCAACAAACCGCATTCTTGGACATTTTGTTCGAAAATGGTGGTAACGTAACGCAAGCAGCCGTAGATGCGGGCTACTCGAAGGGTTCGAGCCAGTGGCTCAAGAAGACTTTAGCCGATGAGATCGTAGAACGCACGAAAGACATCCTTTCTGTCAACGCAATCAAGGCAGCTAACCGCCTCGTCAGCACAATCGACAACCCCGCCCCAGAACGCGGAGACGACCTGCGCCTCAAGGCAGCAGAATCACTCTTGACACGTGTCGGAGTGAAAGCCCCCGAGCAAGTAAATCACAATGTAACGGCAGTACACGGCGTCGTCCTGTTGCCACCAAAGAATGAGGTAGTCATCGATGGAATTTCCGAGTAACGTACTCAAAACCCCCTCGTACGATGAAGTCGTCAAGGATACGATGGAGTACGCCCGTAAGAACGACTTGACTGAAG